GCCGCCGCTGCCGCCCCAGCCCGGCTTCTCGTATCGCTTGCGCAGGACAGCCCGATACTCGTCGGATGCCACCGCGCTCACGTCCGTCATCACCTCGTCGCGTCGGCGCATGAACATGCCCACGTGACCGAGGTCCATCGCGTGCACGCCGCTCCGCGCCAGACGAGCGCATAGCACCGTCGCGGCCGCACCAGCGCACGCAATCACTGGTCCGGGCAAAATGGCGTTCATCCCGAGGATCAAGTGCTCTGTCGTGTCGATCTGGTCGTACGCGTCCCTCGGCGCGACGGTCACGCACCGCACCGTGCGCGCGTGCTGCGCCAGCCGCTCGACCGTCAGGGAGCGCTCCGTGCCGGCGACGAGGATGACGTCCTTGTTACGCCACAGATCGACGACCTTATCCCAGTAGTCCCCCCGGTCAATCCAAGGAGCGGAGTCCGGACGCGTAATGAACGCTGAACCATACGCGTCGAGCTTGAGCAGGTCCAGATACTTCGGCTGAGCATATGACGCCCAGTTCGCCCGCTTCGGCGAGTCGGCTCGAGCGTGCGGAACGCAGACGAGCGCTGGACCGGGGGTGGACAGGATCTCGCGCAGCTCAGCGGTGAGACGAGCGTCGCGCTTCTGCGTCAATGACGTGCCACCGCACGCCAGACGGAACTCGCCGTCGCCGAAACGAGCGAGCGAGGAACCGGCCAGCGCGCGGTCGATGGTCTCGTCCTCGGAGAGGACTACGGAGTAGCGCGTCATGAGTTATGCACTATGTCCAGAGCCTTGCCATTGGGATGCTTAGACTGAGCCTCGAGAAAGCGGATGCGCGCGTCAATGACCGAGCGCTCGTTGTTNGCCNCGCTGTCCGCCTCCGCCAGCTTNGTCAGCCGCCGNGCTAGGTACATNCCGAGNCAGCCGAGNATGAGGAAGACGCACACCGTAGCGAACGGCGAGCTCATGTTGACTATCGCGTCGTGCAGTATCATCGTTTCCTCCCTGTGGTTAGGCTTCAGTTAGTCGTCCGTTGATCACGTGACCGTGCCATGTACCGACCGCGTGCAGTGAAGGCTTCATCGTCGGCTTCAGCTCGTCTCCGTTCCACGACCACTGAGCGTCGCACTGGTTCTTGTGGTCGATTGTCCAGCGCGTCAGCACCCATCCCTTGCTGTTCTCCTCGAACGGACACGGGATAGCGATCCAGATGACGCGACGCTTCTCCTTGTCCACGTGCCAGCAGAAGCCGCCGATGACGTTGATGTCAGCGGGCTTGTTAAACCGCGACATCTCGATGGGCTCGTGACCCAGCCTCGGCGTCTTCTGCTTCATGCTGGCACGAACGCGCATCTGCAGCGTGGATGCGCTGGTATCAGCGAGCGAGCCTGATTGATCGTGTACGGCCCGTCCTCCTCGAGACCCTCGCAGATGTCGCACACTTTGTCGTCGCCAGCGGTTGCGATGTTCACCCGCTCGAGCTTCTCCACCTTAGTCTGCGCGCGGCTGATGCGCTGCACCGTACTCGCCGAGGGAGCGCGCGTGCGCGAGAGGCGCGAGCCCGGCCCGGTGCCACGCGGCGCGTCGCTGAAGCTGTCTGTCCGCAGTGCGCGCACCGTCTCCGGCACGACGCCGACCCCCTGCACCTTGGCAGCCTCGAACTGATCGAGCGTTCCGGTCGAGTGCGCCTTGACCACCATGAACTCGACGAGAGCCTGCGAACGCGTGACGCCGATCTTGTCGATGCGGTCCGACATCACGAGGAGCAGCTCGTTCGGCTGCGTCGTGCCGTCGATCGAGGCGTTGGCTGCCAGCCGCACCAGCGCCTGACTCACGGCCTCGCACACTCCCTGCATCTCCACGAGTACGAGTTGCTGCAAAGCCGCAACCGTGCCAGCCATGCCGGGCGGGCGCTCCCTTGACCGCGAGAGGCGCATTGCGCGGGCCACGCCGCGCGCATACGCAACCTCCACCATGCGGTCGAGGTACGCGGTGTCCGTCTCGAGGACGACGGTGAGAAGCGCGTGGTCGAGCCACGTCTGGAAGGCGTGTATCTTCCCGTCTGCAGGCAGTGCAGCCATCGCGAGAGCGAGCGAGCCTGTGCGCGAGCTGCCGATGCCGAGCAGGTCCTGCGTCACGACGACCTGACCAAGCTGAGCACGAAGCCGGTTCCAGCGCGTGCTCACCTCGCTGCGGTAGCGACGCCGGATGTCTGCGGTCCCCGTCGGGTCTGCCTGAGCGGCGTCGCCCACGTGGCGATGCGCGACGCCGCTCGCTGCGGGGTGCCGGAGTGCTGCTACCACGAGAGCAGAACTCCGATCCACAGCATCTTGCAGAACACGTGCAGTCCCTGATCCGCGTCATAGCTGATGCGGCGGGCACACTTGAGATCGTCGATCACGAAGTGCGCGACGAATTCTGCCACGCCGAGCGTCAGGCTGCCGGTCAGCAGAGTGACGAACTCCGCGTGTATCAGGCAGTGAGCGATCATCGCCTGATACCACGGCACGCCCGGCACGGGAGCAAAGCGGTTCTTCGCCCGCGCCAGGAAGTCGCCCTGAAGCGGATAGTCCGCGAGTGCGTGCGCTGCGAGCATCAGCACGAGAGTGTGCACGCTGTTCACGCGACGCGTGTCCTGACTTCGTAGTCGGGTGCCAGACGGAGCCGTCGCTCGATCGGCATCTGGATGCAGGGCAGATGACCAATCTCGCGGATCACCCTACTCAGCTCGCACGCAGCCGACGGCGTGCTGTCCATCGCAAGCACGTCTACCACGTTCACGTCCACTCCCTCGAACAGTATTCTCACGAGCCCCTCCTCTTTGCCAAGGCATCCTCGACGATCCCCTCGCGGAAGTTCTCCTTCACCTCCTCGAATATCTCGGGTCCGAGGATGATCTCGCCAGTATACGGCTTGATGCTCTCGGCGTCAGCGGGTGCGCCCTCGTAGCTGATGGTCACGTGTGGCTGATACTCCGGCCAGTCCCACTCGGCACCAGTCCGCTCCTTCAGGTCCCACCAGCGCCAGCTCAGCTCGCTCGACGAGATGAGCAGCACGGTCGCGTCGCCCAGCTTCTCCACGAGACGCATGCCGCCCGGACGAACGCGGAGCTGNCCCTTGTCNTCCTGTCCGAACGCCTCGCCTGCCTTNGNCCAGTCGACGGGCNNNCGCGAGTACGCNATGGTGACNTGCATCTCGNNGGCCGGGAGCGTGGTCTTGAACCCGTTCTGCTTCGCCCATCGCACGATGTCCGCGCCGTTCAGCACGTCGCGTCGCACGTACAGGGTGCGCGGACGAGCGTCGCTGATCAGGCGCTTCGAGAAGCTGTCCCCGGTCAGCGTCTCGCCTTCCGGGTCCTCGGGGTCGAGCTCGGCCGGATCGGTGCTGCCCAACCCCTCCTCCTCCATCGCGTCCTGCTCCTCGATGATCTGCTCGAGACCGGGGTAGGTCCCGTCCTCGACTAGCTGATTGACTCGCGCCTTGCGAAGCACGTTGATGTCGAGGACGCCAGCGTCCACGTCCGTCTTGAACGTGGTCGCCTTCTTGCTGGCGAGATCGGCCTTCTGCGCGTCAGTCATCTGCCACAGCGAGCGCCACTCGTAGAAGATCTCCGGCGGACGAGACCCCAGCACCGAGCGGATGAGGACCTCGTCCAGACGCGACAGCGTCGGCGTCAGTATCATCTGCTGCTCGGACTTGACCTTGTCGTAGTAGTTCCTGATNTCGTTCTCACCGGTGGCGTTCAGGCCNGACGCGGAGTCGCCGAGCAGGCGAGTGAGCGGGATGTCGGCCGCTCCAGCCGCGATGAGCAGGAACGTCTTCAGCAGCTCCGGTAGCTGCGAGAAGCTGTGAGATATCCGCTGCCACTCCTCCTCCTTGTCGAGGAGGAGCATGTGGAACATCGACTTGGCGACCGCAGCGATCTGGAACCGCTTCTGCAGCCGCGTCTCATACTCCGCGGTCTTGGCGTTCTTCGTCAGGTTCGGCACCTTGATGATGTCGACGTCGGCCTCGGTGACCATCGACGCGATGCCCTGACTGACAGCACCTGCCGCCATGACGGCGTCGAACACGATCTGCAGCACGGAGTCGCCCCATCCGTCGGACGTGCTGATGTCCGGATACTCGGCACCGATGAGGCGCACCACTCGCGACGGATGGATCTTCGTCACGTCGCCGGTCTTCCGGGTGTAGTATTCGGGCTCCCCGTAGTACGGACTGTCCACGTTGAAGTTGATCTGTCCGGCCGCCACGTCGTGGCGACTGACCACGTGCACGAACTTCAGGTCGCCCTTCTTCAGCGTCTCGAGGTTGACCTCGTCCTCCGGCCTGCCCTGATTGATGCCGAGGATGAGCGCCGCGCCTCCGTAGAGCCGGGCCAAGATCATGGCGCGCCGCAGCTTGTACTGCAGATTGAAGCCGCGCTCCGCCTGCTCGAGAACAGTGATGTCCTGCTTCGCGGCCTGCCACGAGCGCCACTCGCGAGTGCTGTCGAACGCCGGGATGTCGATGGTCTTCCGCGAGAGCCAGTCCCCGCGATAGGCGTTGTCAAGCTGGCCCTTGTCGGCGATCGCTGTCGCGAACCGCATCGACTTCATCTTGTCGCGGTCAGTGCCCAGCCCCGACACGAGGCTCTCGAGCCCGTCCTTGATGGTGTCGTTCACGGCGAGCTTGCTAGTGCGCGGCTTCCTAGCCATTCAATCCTCCTAGAGCCACGACATCGAGTCGTCGTAGCTCGACGACGACGAGGTGATGGGCCAGTAGCACTGCATCACGGCGTCACCCATGTTCGGCGAGCGAGTACCGTTCGGTGCCTTGTTGACGATGAGCCGCATGCGGGTGCTCTTGCCAGCGGTCGGCTGACTGAGCTCCTGCTGAAGCGAGCGTAGCTTTGGGATCTTGGAAGAGATGCTGATCAGCTCCTCCGGTGGATACTTGATCCCCTTCGTTATGTAGTTGTGCGTCTTCTCGAAGCGACGGCGAAGCTGCCACCAGCCCTGAGCCTTCAGGTTCGCGTAATAGTCCTTGTTGAGCGGTGTCTCCTCGTCGTCGGGAATGACGCGCTCGTCCGGGTTCAGTGGTCCGCTGCCAGCGTCCCACGCTATGTACTCAACGCCCTCGGGCAGAAGACCCTCGTCCTTCAGCCTGTTGATCTCGGCCTTCACGCCGCATTACGTGGTGTGCACGCTCGACCAGCACGCGCCGCCCAACGACATGCGCCTCGAGGAACGTATGGCGGCGG